TGGCATAGTCGTAGGCACGTGGTTGCACCGGTGCTAACTACTTTTGCACGTTGTGAGAGCTGGTACACACCAGCGTATATATACAGCGTGGTAGGCTATGCAGCTCTAACGAGGTGGATAGTCACAGCGGGGGTATGCCCCTTATAGACCCTTGACATACTGACGACAGACAAAGAGCTACAGCAATGGGGATAGCTATACCCGTGCAATAGGCGGCCGCCTGCATGTATATGCAAGTAGACCACCACCAGCGCCAAAGTCCAAAGGGTGGTAATACACCTAATGAGATAGCTATATAACTATAGGACGAGATGCACCATAACGGGCGGGCTATGCACCACCGCAAAGGCGGTCACTCCGATAGGTAGGCAGCTGCAAAGGCACTCAATTCAGCCCGCGCGCGCTCCTTAGACGAGCTCAAACTATTAGAGTGTAGTACCCTATGTACCTCTATGTGGCAGGCCTTACACAGCGCTCTAAGGTTGCAGGGGTCAAAGGCTAACGCCTGCATATCAGCGGGGCGGCCTGCAGCGCTTTCCACGGGGCGTATATGGTGCACCTCGGAGGCTGGCGTTGTCCTACCCGCCTGCCCGCAGTCCTCGCAAAGAGGGTGGACAGATAGGTAGGCCATACGTAGACGACGCCACCGCCTTGAGTTCATCAACTTTGTGTACTCCTTAGTCCTGTGCATCTTCATCTTGGAGGTGGTGGCGGGTGGATCTGGAGCGGTCGTAGAAGTGGCAGGCGCATGCATCATCGTGATGATGAGTATCGCCACCGCCCTCGTGATGAGGGTTCGTGTGATGAGACTCGTGATGAGCCAAGTCCGCACGCTTGTGATGAGTGGCTCGTGATTCGTTGAACTTGTCAAGCGCCCAACGCTCGTATGATTCGTAGCTCGTGATTTGCGACGGAGGACACTGCAGGCGCAAGAGCGATTCGTGAAGCAGGTCACGAGGGGCGAGTGAGTCGCCAGTGAGTCGCTCGGCTCGGTCTGCATACTTATCGTAGAGCGCTTGATAGTGTTGGCGGATGAAGCAATCGTACCACTTCGGAGCGTCAGCGTGAGAGGGCGTGGCCTGCTCGCCAACTATTTCCATTTTGGACATACTTGATGCTTGGCCATTGAAAAGAGCGAGCAAGACAGCCGTCTCCTTGTGGCCTTCCTTTCTCCTGCGTCGTCTGCGCCCAAACTCTGGGGCTTCCCAGTCCGCCAGAGTCTTGAATGCGTCTTGAATGGTTGTGTCGTCAGGGTCTTTCTCCCTCTGCTCTGCATCTTGGAGCAGGCGGATAGCCATAAAGATAGAAGCCTTAAACAGCTGGTGGTTGCTCTTGAAGCCGAAATGCTTGCGCAGTCTGCTTACCTCTACCGCAGCATCTGGTCCTATCCACGTCGTGATGCGCGGGTACACTTGGTGTTCTTCTTGGGGTGACATATCAGTAGACATATTTCATATAGTATATTAGTGTGTCGTGGTACAGAGCGCAGGCCTGCGGGGTACCACAGAAAAGTTCATTTAGAATTCCGAGGAACTTCTTATAAAATAAAACCGCCCCCCCCCTTAAATGCAAGGGAGGGCGGTCTTATTGGTTACCTACCGCCTACGAGGTGGAGGTGTAGGTCGATTAGGATTATCCCAGTAGCGAGGAGAGGAGGTATCGTATCTCTCACCGCTGAATCTATCTCCATCAAGGACCTCGGGAGAGAGAGAGTCGCTGCTAATCACTGCGGGCTTGCGAACTTGGTGGTATGTGCCACGTTCAGTCCCCTGCTGAATATCGATCTCTCGGGAAACTGCAAGCCACTCCATACCTGCGTAGCGTCTTAGCGTTGTTCGGTGGTGGTATGCAAACGTACCAGTCAGCTCGTAGCCACGCTCGGGGAGTGAGCCGTATATCGCACCGAAGCACTCCGCTCGGAAGCCAGCGAGGGTATTCTGCGTATACCCACTCTTCTTGTCTACCGCTCCTCGCTCACTCAAGGGCTTACCGTCCTTTGTGTGGATGATAGACGGAGACACTGACACGATACCATCGCCTGCGGACAGATGAAGCTCCGCCTCTGCACCCTCTCCAGTGGAAGAGGTGAACACAAAGCGCTCGCGCCTATCCTTGGATAGCTCCTCGCCTCGTCTGCCAATGGCATCAGAGAGCCACAGAGAGGGCGCTTGGCACACAATGGCACTGGGGACACTCCACAGCTTCCACTCTCGGAATTTCTCAAGCGTCTCTCCGTTTCGCTTATAGAAGCTCACATTAGAGAACACTTCAAGCTCGAGGGTATTATATCCTTCTGGAGGGAGCGGAATGTACAGACCCTCCCCGATAATATCCTCCTCGCTAAATCGCGGATGATTCCACGAAGTACCCCACGACAATTTGTTGTCTCCACCACCATAGGTAAGATGAGGAGTGTAGTCGGGATGAGGAACAGAGTCACCCCACCCCAACTGACGGAAGCGGTGTACATAGCCAGAGGAATCGCGCTGTACATCTAAGTCGTAGAGGTGCTTCACGCCCTTGTCACCGCGGGCAGTAAGACGGAAGTACAAGCGTACTTCCTCAAACTGATCTGTAAACTTCTTGAACTCTTGGATGCAGTTCTTCGCACGCTCTCGGTCGGCCTTGTACTGGGAATAAGCATACCCCCTTCCGACTGTTGGAGCTCTAAACACAACTGTCTCCTGCGACTTCTCCGACAGCTCTTGATATATATCCTGCGACATAGACAGTAGCAGAGGGACATCAAGGCGAAGCCCATACCGCCCATCATTCGGCACATCTGGAACTACCATACGCCACGGGGTCGCCACTCTTAGCGGATTTGCGGGGACATCCGTTGATGAGTTCAGCTGGTCTCTATACCACTTGAGCATAGCGATATAGCTTGACAACTCCAACTCCTTCATCAGAGCCTCACCTGCGAACGAGTGTGAAAGCTGGTAGATAAACTTACTTGAGTCTAACAAGCCAGCGACGGTCTGGAACTGGGAGACCTGCCCACTCTCATCTACCGCACGAAGTGACAGGTTGTAATGTGGGGATGCTGTTCTTATGCTATTAAGCATATCGCCAACCAAGAAGAGGGTTTTATCGTGGTAGGTCTGATTTGCGATGCCTGGGGCGAAGCCGTGGATAGACTTCGTATTCCACACAAGGGCAAACAGATTTCTATCCTCACCAGTTGTAATCTCCTCCGTCTGAACAATGGCCTGCGACCATTTGCCAGCTACGTTGTGGTCTGTCCGATACCTCCACGCAGGGAGGTTCATCGAGACAACAGTTGCACGAGGCACTAAGTGCCAATCGGAAGCGGTGATCAATGCGGGGACATCAAAGGCTCTCGCCACAGCATTAAGATGCGTCTTGGTGACTATTGTGATATTACCAACCGCTGGGAGAGCCGAGAACTCCGCATCATTACCCTTAACCACCATATCGTGAGGAGAGTAGTCAAGGAACTCATCCCATCCGTTAATGTGATAGTCTGCAAGCATCTCGTTCCCAGCCACCGTAGAGACATCGGTGATAGCAAGAATGCCATCCCCCTGCTCAACTCGCATACTTAAAGAGCCAAGGATGCGCTCGAGAGCTTCAAGGGCTGTAATCGGCTTATCTCGACTACCCACAAACGGAGCAACGTCTACGAATAGATCATCACCGTCCTTTTTAGAGAAGTGGCTTGCGATAAACTGGACGTTATACCTCGCCACATACAGCAGGCCATATGTGCGTGACGACTTGTGTACCGATCTATCCCACTCACCAAGACCGAGAGAGACAAGGCTTGCAACGAAGTCCAAGACAGACATACGTGGCTTGGTTAGGAAGTCCATATCAAGACCGCCCTCCATTAAGTTTACTCTTGACAATCGCCCGAAGTCATTAGCCTCAAAGCTGACGAGGTATCCCGTATCTTGGTTGGCTGGCTCTTTGTAGCTCTCTGGGTCAAGAACTCCACGCCAGTATCCTTTAGTCCATTCGTTAGACATAGGGTCGTACAAGCTCGGGATCTTCATCAGCTCTTCATCTGTTATACTCGACTTGCCCTCGAGGTAGAACAGAACTACGGATACAGATCCATCGGGGGCCTGCATCAGGTGGCGATACCGCTGGTCCGCCATCTCCTCCAAGAGAGAGAATGCCAGCCTACCCTTGACTACTGGGGCAAGAGCATCCTCGCTCTCCGTCGTCAGCGTCACCGCAGGCACGCCAAGACGCACCTCCTTTACCTTTGGGTAGCTCTTCGTTTCCTCCGTATCTGGGTAGGCAATGAGGAGCGCCCACATATCTCCCGATACATCCTTGAACGGAGCTACGTAGTGTTTGAATGTCGTGTTACTCATATCCTTTCTGATTAAAGACCGTGGTGATAAGTGACTGGCTTTTTCCAGCATGGTTGCCAATGCCACACGCAGGCCGCCTGCCAACGAAGAGGGCTTGTCGGTAGACTTGCGGAAGAACGAGCCCCGGCAAAAAAAAAAATTAAGCCGAGGACGAGGCCTGCGAGGGCGATGATTAGTACAGCGCTCATAGTCTATCTGATTACGGTTACCACATCCAGCAGACGCACCGAGGTGACCACGTTCTCCCAGCTGTCTGAAATCGTATTGCAGGCATCCATTGCGGAGAGCTCTTTGATGAGTACCCTGCGAGCAGTAGCCTTACCCTTGCCGTCTGTGAGCCCCACTATGTAGTAGTGGTAGCTCTCTCCGTCTACGTCAAGCCCGATAGCCTCGGACACTCCGAGAGGCTTTAGGCTCTTTATCTCTACCGCATCAGAGGCGAAGCTGGCGAGGTAGTCTAACACCTTTGCCTCCGCCTCTGTGTAGGAGAGTGCGTCTACAAGGTAGGTCTCGGTGACTTTCTTGTCATCTAAGTTGCTGTATGCAACTCGTGCGAGGAATAGTTCCATATTGTTAGTGGATTTACGTTAGTTGTCTGTACTGCAGGCCTGCAGATCGTAGTCCTGGGTGATCTCTTCGATGATCTCCATAGCCAGAGCCCAGTTACGATTCATAAGGCCTTCGGAGATGAGGCGAGAAAAACGCTTAGACGTGTAGGCTGGCAAGCTGTTCATTGAGACGAATACAGCGATGCGAGCCGTCTGCGCCTTAGTAGGCTGGCGACCTCGTCCGTAGTCAAGGCTCATAGCCAGCTGGCAGTAGTGTCGTGCCTTGTCAAGGTCGTCACGCCCTCCCTTCTCGTGGTGGCGAGAGACGTATTTGACTACGTTCCCCTGGAAGAAGTCAAAGCCTAATAGGCTGATTAGTTCGATGGGCTGGAAGCGCATGCTCTTGTAGTGGCTTCCTCCCACCTGTGTTTCGAGTGCGTTCATATAGTTAGTTTGTCTTGAGCTTTATAATGAAGTCCATCTTCCCCCAACCTCCGTTAGCTGTGATTTTCTCAACCTCTCTATCGCTAAGGCGGGCGAGCCTATCATTGTCACTGCTCTCCACACCGAAAGAGCCGTACCTTGCGACTTCGTGGCCACCGTATGTGCCGTCTCCATCCTCTTTCACGCTGATGCGTCCAGATTCATCTCGGTTTAGGTCGCCTATCCATTTTATCGCCTCTGAGAGCGTCAAGCCTTCGGGGATACCTTCTACCTTATACCAGTATGAAGCATCTCCGAGCATTCCTGTTGTTGCTGTTAGCCACATATCGTCATAGTCGTTAGTCCTTAATGCCGAGTATTTCGCACACCCTGTCCAGCAAATCAGCCGACGCCACCGCTTGTCTATCCTGCATGGATGGAAGCGCGTCACGCCACTCTTGGATTATCTCGCTCTGCTCCAGCCCACGCCAATACACCCTCATTGAGAGCCTTGAAGATGGGAACACAACATTACACTCCTCTATGTTATACTCAATCTTTATGCTCCCAAACGAACAGCGGGCTCTTCGGTATATGCCCCTCATGTTTGGCATGGGCTTATCCTCCCACTCCAGCGGGCATTTAGCCAGCTGTTGCCTTACTTCTTCGCGTGTCATAGTCGTTGGTCCTTAATGCCGAGCAGCCGGCAGGCGAAGAGGAGGCGGTGGTCTTCGGCTATGGCTTTGAGCGCCTTCTCTCCACCTTCCACACCGAGGAACTCGCCAACGAAGCGACCACTGTCATTAGCTGCTTTTATATACACGTCATCTTCGATTAAGCGGTAGGTTATACAGACCGACCTATCAAGAGCGCATACATTAGCGGTAAGAATTCCATCAATATCTTCCTCCCACTCCAGCGGGCATTTCGCCAGCTGGGCTTTTACTTCTTCGCGTGTCATTT